TTTTCTAGAGCTTTAACTCTAGCTTGCAGTTTAACAATCTGATTAAACTGTAAAATAAACCCCTCTTGGGTTTCATATACCTCTTCGAACTCTTCATAAATTTCATCAATCGTTTCGCCACCATCTTCTTCAACTTCAACGATGTAATCAATAATATCATCTATTCTTTGTTTGTTTTCTTCAACATCTCTTATAAGATTGGTGCGATCAGTCGCATTATTTTCTACCGTTAAAACATTTACAGTTTCTTCAAGGTTCTGTATTGTACTCGCTTGCTGTGCAGTCCACCATATAAAACCACCAATCTGGGCGATTACAACCCCGACTACAGCAATACTTACTTTTGGTAATTTATCAGCCATTGGTTTCTCATCAGTTAAGTTAGAGACATAATTCCTTGTTTAGCATTTTGTCGTTTTTCTATAGCAGCAAGCGTTGGATCAAAAGGAAAAAGATCAGTAGCTGAAGCTGTTTGAATATTTGGTGGTTGCATATTTGCGACAGGTGCAGGAGGTGGAACATTGTTCGTAGAAAGGTTAGCAACCTGATTTGTATTTACAGGAGGTAAAATTTCAGGTGAAACAAAACTTTGTTCATTTTCTGGAGCTTTAAAAATAATTTCCCTTGTAGTATCTGGATCAACATCTGGTTTAGCTCCTATAGCCTCCACTCCTACATTAAATAAATAAGTGTTTAATCTATTGCGTACAGGCTCTGATATACTGAGGTTTTTAGTTCCTGTCGCAGTTAAATCTTTTGCAACTTGAGGATTAAACATCATTTCTTTAAATAACATCTCTGTTCTAGCACTACTTTGTTGTCTTAAAAATCTTGAAGCAATATACCCTATGGCTGCTCTTGGTCCTAATCTTCCTTCTTGTACTGCAATGAAACGGTTAGAGATTCCTGCAGGAGAGGTTCCCATTTTAGCAGATAAAGCAGTAATAATATCGTCAGTAGTTGTACCTGCTCCTTTGGGGAGACCTGTTGCCATTATTCTTTCAGCTGCGTCTGCAATAAGATAAATATTGTTTAAATGATCTTTATCAAAAGCTTGATTTAATGCAGTTTCGTTATCTACAATCATTTGTTTAAAAGCTTTAGGGTTAGCAAGAACATCAGTTCCTGCGTAATTTTTAAACAATCTATCTGTTATTGCAGCTCGAAAAACATACAAAGATTCTTCTGGTGATAAACTGTCAGAACCTTTAGCTGCAATCTGTTTTAACTCTTTCATAATAGTGGGGTTTCTTATTGCATCATCAAATAATGATTGAGGATTGCTATTGTTCATAGCTTTTGCAATAGATTTAAATAACAAATTAGAGTTAACAAGTTTTGTTCTAGCAGCTAACTCAGCTTGTCTAGCTAATACATCGCTTACTAATTGATTAGAGTTGCTGAGTTCATCAAATAAACCGAGCTCTGTATATATATCTCTGTTTGTGTTAAGATGAGTGTTTATTTTATCTGCATTTAAACCTTTCGGTCCTATTCCTGCTTTACGAACTGCATCTAAAACAGCATTTTTCATAAACCTCATTTTATCTGGGTCATCTGCAAAAAGACTCATATATGTTTTAGCGGCATTAGAATCACTTAAAAAAGCTTTGGCAACTTTTTCAGGAGCTAGTGTATAACCTCGTTTACCTCCAGGACCATCTATTACCTTGCTTACGAAACTATTGGAAAAAGGTTCAAGAACCGTTTCTCTCCAAACTGTTTGAAACTGTTGAAATTTTTCTGAAGTTCTGCCATAAGAAGCACCCATATTATCTAAAGTTTTCTTTAGTATAGCTAGAGTTCTTATATCTTCGCTTTTGTTATTTGCTACAGCTTTGCCAAGAGCATCACTTGTTTGACTAGAAAAACTTTTCCAATCTTGAAAAGAGATACGTTTTAGTTTAGTGTTTAAAAAATCTTTAACTATAGGGTGCAGACCTTTAAAAGATAACGCTTCTTCTCCTTGACGTGTGAGAACTTGTTTTTTCAAACTTTCTTGTGCTTTTACTAGAGCATCATTACTGGCTAACTGATCAGCTTGATTTATTTTTAATTTTGTAGCGAGTTTTTCCGCAGAATCTTTAGCTGCTTCTTTAGCTGCAATAATACTTTGACGAACTTGTTCTCCTGTTGCTGCTTTGTCTGTCATAATAGGAAAAGCCCCATCAGTTTGATGGCTTAAAGTATCTAATTGAAAAGCTAAATCAGCTTTTTCAGCATCTAATTTACCTACTGTAGAAACGTAAGAGTTCGTAGCTTCATCATAAATATATAAAGGCGCATCTAAGGTAGGATCACCTCTGCCTTTTATTAAATAGTTTTTAAAATTAGCAATACTCTCTAACACATTAAACTTACGACTTAAATTTTGGCGTGTAAACTCCGCATCTCCTTTTCCTTCTAAACGTGCTTGAGTAGCTAAAAAAGGAGGGTCTAATGTTTTTTCTCCTGGAGTAAGAACTATGGGTTGATCGTCAGGAGCAAAAGGTGCTAGTGTGGTTTCTATTTCTTCAGCTCTTTGCCAATTCGCAGCTCCCTGATCTGTTCCTTTAGCAATAGCTACTTGAGTTTCTAACTGACTTTGAGCTTTTCCTCCTCCAGGACTTCGGATACCTGTTGCCAGAGCAGCATCATCTATAGCGGTAAGAGCAGGTTTACCAAACCAAGTAAAGGCTGTCTTAACTTTAGGTGTTATTTTAGTTCCTAAATAAAAAGGCGCACCAACAGCAACTAATCCACCGATACCTGTATTTGTGCCGAATACCTCCTCTTCAGCTTGCATTCCTACTCCTGCTAAACCTGCTCCTCCAAGTTCTATAGCTGTAGCTGTTCCAGGACTTGTTCTAAAAGGGGCTACTATACGATCTAAATAAGGGGCAACTTTATCTGCTACAGTTTTAACACCAGTTCGAGCTGCTTGATAAGCAGGAGCTGCTGTAAGATTAACTAATTGAGCAAGTTTCATTTGCATAGCTATAAAAGGAACGGCTATAGATATATTTTCTCCTGCTGAGCGACCATATCGTTCAATAATTACATCTTTATCTGTAGAACCTATTCTTTCCCCTGCACCATACTGTAACAAATAAGGGATTATTATTTTTTGTGCTTCAAAATCATCTGACTGAAAAAGCCTTTTCAAAAAATCTTGATCTATTGTATCTTCGTCTACGATTCCTGCTGCGGTCAATGCGTTATCAACTTGATTTAAAACAGCATCAGGAATTCCCACTATAAAATCGTTTATTCCTCGGTTGATTCCCCCAACAGTGTTATCTAAAAAATCATTGGCAGCAAAAGCAATTTGTCCACCTATAGTAGCTCCACCATATTGCTCCTCATATATTTCTCTTAAATCTCTTTTCTCGCCTGTTTCAGGATCTATTCCCAAACCTGTAAGTCTAGCAGGTTGCAACTCTACTTGAGCAGTAACATCTGCTTGAGGCACTACCGCATCATCACCTTTTTGGTCAGGCTTGCGAGGATCTAAAAATAGGAGGTTAGGTTGTGTGCGCTCTATTTCGTCTAGTGTAGGAGCACCTAATGATAGTGGCTCTGCCATGTGCTTTCCTTTAATTAAAAGTTATATCTTCACCAATTTTTAATCGAACAGGACCACCTGCTCCCCAAATTTCTCTGTTATTTGGAAAATTTCTTTTTGCCTCTTCGTTTGACATAATCATAAACTTACCGTCAAACTTAGCTCCATTCGCTGTTGCTATTTTCAAATAATCAAACTGACCATAGCCACTGTATAAAAATGGATCGTTTGCTGTACCCTCAGGCATAGCTTGAGTTTCAACATAATTTTCTCCATTTAAAGTAGCAACAGAGTAGTTTAGGTCATTTTGTAGTATGCGAACAAGTTCCTTTAATTTTACAGCAGACATTTTAGAAGATTGGAAAAATCCTCCAGGTTCAATAGCTAACTCTTGTATTAATTTTTGTTCCGCAACTGCATATCGGTCACTTAATGCAAGAGCTCGTGCTAATGCCCTACCAAACAAATTAAGGTTTTGACTGCCTCTTGCGGTTTTGGAATAATCCAACAACGCTTTATCTACATCTTGATCTGTCCAACCGCCTATAGCATTACTTACAAAAGATTTCACACTATTTATAGGACCAACAGAACTAAATACAGATTCTATAACTTCATCTGCTGCGTTTAATGCTTGGTTTAATGAAAGGATTTTTCGTTGTTCTAGGGCATAAGCAGAAGGAGTAATCAACATTGGGTTAATACCTGTTGGTCCTAGGTCTTGAGCTAAAGGATTTCCTTTTACAAATTGTCTACTGCCACCTTCAACAGGACTGCTGACAGGGTTATTGTTACTGTCAAAATATTTATATTCAGGAGCTTCTTGTTTAAACGCATTATTGACTGAAACGGAAGCTCCTGCAGGAATAAGAACTTTCGGACTACCATCAGGGTTTCTTACAATAATTGGTTTATTTGTATTGGGATCGATTTTTTCTACCAACTGCCCATCTACAATTTCCAATTCAGTCTCGTAAATATCATCTCCTGTATTTACCATTTTGGTCATAATAGTTTGACCTGCTCTTGGTCCTCGTTTAAAGGTGATGGTAGTTCTACCAACTGTATCAGTAGAAGTTGAAAAGAGATCTTTAGTTCCTACAATAAAACCATTGGGAGCAGGGATAAAATCAGGGTTACCATCTGGTCCTACTTGGTTCCCACTTTTAGATATCTTATATATACCGTTGTGGAAAATTCCTGCTACTTCCCTCAAACCTGACTCTGTGGTAGGATCAGGAATCAGTATAGTTTTAGCTGTAGCATCAGAATAATCTATTTTCCCTGCTGCCTCGTAAGCTCTTACAGTTGTACCATCCATAGGAGTAAAGCCCTTAGGGATTTTTGAGAACTTACCATCATCAAATTTTTGAGGACCATCATCAGTTCTACGCACACCTATTACGGTTACTGTGCCATCATCGTTTACTCTACCCCAAGTCTCTGTGGCTAGTGTACCGTATTGATTATTAGCAGCATAGGATTGTTGTATTTTAGTATTTATCAAGGCTATGTTTGTTTCTTCTAAATCAACTCCTTTACTTAAAGCATCAGCTCTTGCATTAAAAATGAGTTTATTTAAATCATTTTCATTTTTAGCTGCCTCTTCTATAGAACTCATAGCTATCGATAATTTCTGGCCTTCTAATTGTGCTTTCTCCGCTTGCTCTGTAGTATAAGCAAATTCTTTTTGTTCACGATCTAAGGCTGCTTTTTGAGCAGCAACTTTACTTAGGTCAGTAGCAAACTCAGGTACAGGTTTTGTTAGAGCCTGTAACAAAGATCCTGGAGTTTGGGCAACCTGAGCTCCAAATTTAGCTAATGCTAAAGAGCCTTGTGTTTCTAAATTTTGTTGATCTTCATCACCGAAAAACCCAATTTGTTCAGCTAATATGTCTTCTTTACTTCTTGGTTCTTTTAAAAACGGACTTAATAAATTTTCACGTTCAGCCATCAATGTTGCAGGATCTGTTTGCCCTGTTTTAGCATATGGCTCTAAAAGTTCCATAAACTTGTCAGTTCCTGCTTCAATGTTACCAAAATTCATTTTTGCGTAATCAGGCAAATTACTAAGGTAATTTGTTTTACCAAAAGGATTGGCAACCATTACAGGGTCGTGAAAACCCCCATGTGCAAAATTAACTGGTGTTTCTCCCATAGCTATACGCATTGCAGCCTCATCCGATCCAGGAGCTTGGATTGGAGAGGCTTCATTAAAATTTACAGTGGACTGCCGACCTCCTGCCATTGGAGCATCTGCAATGCCTCCAGGAGCTGCGTCGCTCGCTTGGGCTTGCACCATTTCAAGGATTTGAAAGTATGGTTGCATGACAGCTAATACTGATTCAGGGGTTTTCTTGGCATCTTTTTCACCAACTAACTCTGCCAGTTCACCTACTCTAGCTTTTATAGGTTGTTCATCACCCCTTATGGAGTTTATGACTTCCTCCATATTTTCTGCTTCGTCTACTTTTTCGTACAAATTTTCAACAGTATTTTCAAATTGTTGCATACCCTGTTGAATTATTGGGTCACTGTTTTCTGGAACTAGTCCAGAGGTAATGCCTGTCCCAACTGAATTAGGCGCAGAGGGAGACATACCTTGAGCAACCATAGGTCGCTGTGCAAATTCTACCATTTATATTATCCCTACATTTTGAGCTGCGTTTGCTATGCCTAACCCACCGATTCCTGCACCAACTACTTGATTCAGCATAGAAGGTCGTGGGGCTGTATTTTGTTGAATAGACATAGATGTAGATGGTGCGCCTTGTAAAATATCGCTGTAAAAACCAAGTTTTTGATAAGGTTGAAAGATTTGTTGTAATTGAAATTGTTGCTGTGCATCAGCGGCTGCTTGATCAAGCACTTGTTGTTGCGCTCCTAGTCTAGCAAGAGCATCTACATCTGTCATTTGCATTTGTTGTCCTAATTGTCCTAACCCTGCCGAAGTTTGCCCTAATGCAGCTAATGTTTTAGCTTGTTCCTGTTGTCTTTGTAATGCAGCCTCTTGAGCTTGCATTGATTGTTGTATCGCTTGCCCAAAACCTTGAGATCTTAATGCTGCTGCTGTTCTAGCTTGTTGATCTAATATATTTCTACCACGTTCGGAATCTACAATACCAGAGCGAGAACCACCAAATGCTCCTGCACCAACTGCTCGAGCTGCATCTGCTTGACCTGCGATAGTACCTGCTCTTTGTATATCTGCTAATGCTTGTTGTACTACTGCATCTTCATAAGGATCCATAAATGCTTGTGCAGAAGCAGGATCATATTGAGCTTCTGTTCCTGCTAATTGTGTACCTGCACCTGTAACAAATTGACCACCAGTTTGAAGAAAAGGCTGAAACCCTCCTATTCCTTGCTGTGCAAGTTGTTGAGCTTGCACGGTCATTGGGTCAGCACCAACCGTAGTAGGTTGAGGAAGTCCTACTGGTTTTTCAATAAGTTCTTTAGCTTTTTGCATTATCCCGAGCTTGTATGCCTCAATAGCAGGGGATTCTTGTTGTTGGATAATTTGTGTTTCTGTAGCCATATTACGCAGTCCTCTCAAAAGAACGCATCATTTCATACATTCGTTTTGCTCCTTTTTGACGATCGCCCCCTCCTGCTCCCTTTACAGCACGAGCATTCATAACAAATTCACCATCACTTAACATTGCAGGTACTGAATCACTGGTCGGTGTTCCAGGACCGACGATTTCTCCACCAGAAGCAGCAAACACAAAACCGCCTCTATCGGGAGACAATGCTAGAAACGGATTAAGATTACGTTCAGGTTGAAAAGTTGGAGCATATTGTCCATAATTAAAAGAAGCTATACCGCTAGGTGGTTCAATTGAAGGTGGGCGTGGTAGAGGCATTATTGAGGGTTGATCATAAAACGGATTACCCCCTAAATAACTATCATCAATACCAAATTTTCCTGGATCAGAAGCTAGTAAATCAGCTCCTTTATTTTGCAGTGCAGCTAAATCAACTTTTTCTTCATCTGGTGGAGTGATAATATTTGTGCCTAGTATCGTATCACTTGCTAGACCCCCTGCTAGAGCAGTGCCTACAGCAGGACCAAATTTAGTTAATATTCCAGGAGCATATTTTTCGTCTAGTTTGCTTACGAAATTTGTATAATCTGTTGCAGTAGCATCGGGGAATTGTTTAGTAAAAGCAGCTAAATCTTGTTGATAACCTTTTTGTACTTCTGCTGAAATATTTTCACGTCCTGGACTTAAATACTCTTTAAAGAAATCATCAAACCCATAATCATCTCCAGGTTTAAATGCTTTCCTTACTCCATCCATAAAATCAACTGATTGCCCTCCTGAGCTACGAGTAGTAACTCCTGTAACTTTAGGATCGAGAACATCAGTTGTTGTATCAGTAGGTGGTGTTACATCAGGAAGTATTTGTTCTCCACCAAAATCTTGTTTAAATACACCACCACCTACTTTACCGCCTAATCCTGCTACATCAGCAGCAACCCCTGTAATTTTAGATGAAACAGCAGAGGTGAATGGGTTATCAGGTGTAAACATAGTGCCTAGTTTTTGTAATCCTGCTACATTTCCAGGATCAACACTAGAACCTAAAAAGCTGCCTCCTGCAACCATATTTCCTGCACCTGCGGTAAGACCTGTCATTATACCTGATTTTAATGAATCTTTTAAACCTTTACCTGCAATCAAATTACCTGCGGTGCTACCTAATCCTGCAGCTAGAGCAACAGGCATCGCAGGAAGCAAAACAGGAGCAGCGATAGCTAATACGACTGGAGCTACTTTTTTAACAACTTTTTTAATTTTCTTAACGGTTTTCTTTACAAGCTTTTTAAGTTTTTTAAGAAAAAACTCAGGTTGTCCTGTTTCTGGGTTTAAAGAGTTTAACTCATTACCAACAATATATCTTTCTGGCTCTAAACCCATTTCTTCCATTTGGGTATAGATCATATTTTTAAGTCTAGGGTTATTTTCTAAAACTTCTAACGGTAAAACTGTTTCACCTTCAGCAGCGTGAACTAAATAAGTATCACCATTACGCCCAAAATCTGCTAACATTTCTGCTGCTTTTTGGTGTCGTGCTATCCCACCCTCTGACATTAAAGCTTCCACAGGAGTAAGTTCTACAACTTCATAGCCTAATGTTTCTATACCTTGCATTTTTCACCTATATCTTTCTGGGGGAAATATGCAGGAAGCGTTAGTTCCTGAATAGACGCTAAACTCATAATAGCGTCAACTATATAATATCGCAACCTACATATTTTTTTAATCATATTCACACTGTTACCGTAACACTTCCTACTGATCCTGTTGCAGAGTTTCCTCGAACATGAGGAATATCTGCTACTACTATTCTTAAATTTCCTGTCGTTCCTAATTTAAATATTGCCCCTACTTCTAACCCCTGATCATCTAATTGTAAATTTGTAAGAACTAATTCTGTATTTCTACCCTCTCCTGGATTTTGTACTTGTGTCATATAAACAGAAAAAGCTCTCATTACTTCTTCCATATATTGTTGGTCGTACTGTTCTGGAGGCACAGGAAAAAAAGGTAAGACTAAATTTCTCGACATTATCTTTTTCCATCTGGTCTAATATCTACTCTAGGAGAACCTAATCTCCATGTTACCCCTGTTTCTGTTGAATCAACTCGTAAAGCAAATGAACGACCTCTAAGGCGTATATTTACTTGATCAGTAAATTGTTCTACTACTGTTGAAGACCCTGCCGAAGATTGAGTTATTGGTTTAGCATTAGATTGTAAATATTCTCCTCCAGGAAAGTTTCGTGTTTTTAAAGTAAAAGTAGCTTTAGGTGAAGCAGCAGTTGAGTTCCTAAATGTTAAATCAGGTAGTAATTTATTGATAAATGTAAAATTATCTCCATCTCCTATATCAAATTGACTAGATTCTATGTGTGCAGATATAGCCGTAGTAGGAGAAGTGCTACTATCATCAAAACCACTTTCATGCTCATATAAGAAGTGATCTGTTGATGCAGCTATAGGCAAACTTTCTATACCCCTATCTATCCACGCAGTTCTTCCTAAATTCCCATAATACCAAATTTTTTGTTGGTAATTATAAATAACGTATCTATCATTTTCATCACTGTCTGCACTTGGGTAAAACCACCATACTTCAGAAAATGCGATATTAGTCGATGCAGTTACTTTTAAAATTTGTTTATCGTTAAAATCATTAAACACATAATCACGAACAGTGCAGGGTAATCTTGATGTCCCTCCGCTGTAAACGTAAAACTCTTGTTTTCCCATCCAAAATACCATATCTTCAACCGCTATGGCTGCAAGAGGTCCTGCAATAGTTATATTTTCTGATATTGAATTGATACCAAATGTAAAAGGTGGTCCTATAAACTGCATTGCATGAAGTGATTTATCTGTAAAAACCAATATTTGTTGACGTGTTTCTATCGCAGATATAATTTCACTACCTGAGCCAATCCTTAATTCACCTGCTGTATTTGTAGGTAAGGTTCTCCACTCAGTTAAACTTTCTTGCGAACTAAACCTAATTAGTAAAGGATCTTGAGTACCTATAGCAGTTTCAGAGTCACAACCAAAAGCTATGACGTGTCTGTCTGCATCGGAAACTAAAACTTTTTTAGCAATAGTAGGAGCTAAATCTGAGTTAGTCAAACTAGAAAGTTCTACTGCTCTTGTGCCTACTCCATTAGTTCTATCCCAATAAAAAATACCACCATCTCTAATATTTATTAAAAGATCTTCGCCAAAATTATCATGACTCCATACTCGTAATGTTTCTCCCGCTACAGTTAAGTTTGCAGCTGAGTTCCAACTACCTCGACCCCAAGATCCTGCGTTCCAACCATTGCCCACAACTGATGTATCTAAACCTATAGTAGCTTGATAAACTGCATCTGCATTACTTCCACCGTTTCCAGTATCACTAGAATTTGCTAAAACAGGAGTAGCATTTAATCCTGCATTTACATTAGAACTAGGAGCAGTTGTGACTGTAGTGGTCGCACCACTCGTGCTGCCTGTGATTGTTTCTCCTGCAACAAAAGTTCCAGAGGGGATATTTACACCAAAAACTGTAGATGATGTGATCTGACTTATAATCGTAGTCGCACTACTTATAGCACCTGTAATTCTCTCACCAAGAGTAAAAGAGCTAGTGCTACCTACCGTAAGGTTTACAACTCCTGTGGTTATGCTTGGTATAGAAGTGCCTGCTACACGAGCTTCAAAAGTAAAAGTGTTTCCGCTAGGCACAGAAAGAACTCTATATTCTTGATTTAAAACATCTGCAGTAATATTACCACCAAGACTAACTGCCTGTGAAATAGTTACAAAATCATCAACAATCGCTCCATGACTGCTGTCAGTAGCAGTAATAATTGCAGAACCATTAGTCGCTGCAAAAGTAATTCCATCTGTTGTGGTTTTTCTTATAGGGGTGATATCATTAAAACCGCCACCTTCATTGATATAATATTTAAGATGCGTTCCTACCCCAATAAAAGAAGTGCCATCTAATGCTACCCAAGGATGTAATGCTCTAGCCGAGCCTAAATAGGCATTTTGACTTTGTTTGATCCAACCCCCTATTTTTTCTGCATAACCAAATCTAAATCTAGTTTTATCTGTATCAAACCAACCACCTTCGTTACTATAGGAGGTTGTTTCTCTGTTTATTCCAGGACGAAACTGTAACTTAGTTAGAGGCATCTCAATCCTTTAGTTTTATGTTTATCCTAACAAGCCATCAATACACATGGAACACAAAATGATTCATCGTCATATGTATGGCTTACGTTTGTTGATGTTACTTTTGCTATTGTTTTGCTACGAACAATGTCATCACCTTGTGGCTTGGCTGTGCCATCACCTGCTGACATAAGTAAATCACCCCTAGCAACTGTTACACCTTTAGCAATACGAATAACCATATCACCTGTCATTGCTACGTTCATGTCATTAAAGTCATCATCTTCATCCCAATTAACAAATACACCTGCTACATTAGGATCACCTTCTACAGATGATACCGCCATACAGTTTAACTGCTCGTTTTCTTCTGTCCAAGCGTCTTTTGCTTCAACAGCTTCAGTAACAATATTACCCTTTTCATTTCTTTCAGCATCTTTTGCTTCAATAGCTTCATGATGCCAGACAACCATTTTATCTAGGTTAGTCATAACAGTACCTTTAACAATACTTGTGTCCTTATTATTAGACTCCAATCTTGACCAACGTGATAAGTGACCACCATTAAAAGAAGTTGTTGAGCCACTTATACTAATACTTCCTTCAGTAGCTCCCTGAGACTTAAACTCCATCATGTCGCCATCTTGTTTACGGTTTAAACTAAGAACAGTACCACCATCCCTACTTATTCCTAAAAAACCCATGTCGTAAAAGTTAAAACCCGTTACGTTATTACCTACAACATTTCCGTTTCTTGTTCCTAAGTTCCAATAGTTACCAGAATTTACATAGTAAAATCTAACACTACCATCACCACTTGACAGAACAATACTATGATCTGAGGTACGAATGTCTAAGCTGTCTTGGTTGCCATTAAATGGACCTAGAATTGTATTGTTGTCTCCAGTAGTTACAGTTGATCCAGAACCTCTACCTATAAAAGTATTGGCGTCACCATTCGAATTAGCTTGCCCTGCTTGAGATCCCAGAAAAGTATTGTTTACACCTAAAGCTGTGTTTCTCCCTGCATCATAACCGACTGCTACGTTTTCTCCGTCTAAACCAGTTGCTCCAGTGTCTAAATTCTTTAAGGTACTCCAACCAATAGCTACGTTTTTACCATGAGCATCTTCAAAAACTAAAGCGTCATTACCTAAAACAACGTTATTACTACCTGTTGTTAGTGCTTTACCTGCATCTCTACCGATAACAACATTTTCTGTACCAGAAGTAAGATTATTAAGAGTATCTGTACCAATCGCAACATTATCACCAGAGGCAAGACTAGATCCCCCTAAAGCTCCAGAACCAATAGCAATATTATGATCTCCAACACCTTCATCCATAGCATAGGCACCAATCGCAACATTATTACTATGTGTAGTTACTGCTGCTCCTGCCATCCGACCAACAAAAGTATTCAAACTTCCATTAGTTAAGTCAGTCCCTGCTTGCGTTCCAACAGCGGTGTTACCTACATCTGAACCTGCGTTTTGTGTTGCTAACGCCTGATAACCTACGGCAACAGTATTACTATCAGCATCTTCCGTTTTTAATGCTTCATAACCTATTGCAACATTGTTATCGCCAGTAGTTAACGCCGTTCCTGCATCTTTACCAATAACAACATTATTATTACCACCTGAAGCAATGCTATCTCCAGCACCTTCACCAAGTCTAACGTTATCTGTTCCTGCTGTTTGTGTGCTTAACGCCCCCACATTAAGAGAAGCAAAAGCATCGACAACAGCAGCACCCGATCCCGCTCCATCTAAATAAACAGCCTTAACATTACCATTAGGGATTGTGATTGTTGCTCCAGAACCTTGTTTAATGATTATATTATATGGACCAGAACTTCCACTATCTGTGGTAGCATTTTCAATAAAGTGCATTCTTGATATAGTGTCAGGACCAATCGTAATTGTACAATCAGAATCTAACGCCCCTGTATATTTTATATACATAGAACGAGCAGGATCTGTTGCCCCATCTGCTACTGTAGAAGCATGAGTATTGGCATTTGTTGTAATCGCCTCAGTTCCAAAACTAAGACCCTCAGCAATTAACTCTAAGTTTGTGTTAGTTGTATTTCCCCACGTTCCTGACTGTTCGCCCGAACCGATTTCTTCTAATCTTAAATCATTTGTGTATACGCTTGCCATATCTTATTTCCTTACGCTGCTAAGTCTATCCAAGAAGGAATTTGAAGGGGTGGTGCTGTAGTACCGCCCACAGTCACAAAATTCGGTGTTTGAGTAGGTACAATAAGATCCCAAACGAGTAATTGTCCTGTAGATGCCGTGGAACTTACCCCTGTAACTTCAACTCTGGTTGCTAGTGATATTACTACTTGAGAAGAATCAACTACAGCAGTACCCTGTAAACCTATTGCTATTTGTCCCTCAAAAGTTTCAATATTTGCATCACCTGTAACGGTAGAAGAACCCACACTACTTGTCGCACTTATTCCTACATTTGTCTCAAATGTATTACCCAGAGCAGTAGTACCTGACAAACCAGTGACAGAAGCCTCTGCATTAACTACAACAGTGGTAGAGCCAACGGCACTTGTCGCACTTATTCCTACATTTGTCTCAAATGTATTACCTAGAGCAGTAGTTGCTGACAAACCATTTTGTGTTTCAAATACATTGCCTATCGCAGATGTTCCTGCAACGCCAGTAACAGATATATTTGCAGCACCAGTAATTGTAGTAGAACCGACACCACCTGTTGCATTCACCCCTACATTTGTTTCAAAAGTATTGCCTATCGCAGAAGTTGCTGCAACTCCTGTAACTTCTTGACTAATAGTAATTGATACAGAATTGATAGAACCTGTTGCACTAGGAAAAGCACCCCCACCGTTCCAAGTGTCGGTATTCCAAGCAGTTAAAGGGCTGTTCCATGATTTATTTAATGCAACAGTTGTTGTCATTAAGCTATCCTAATTATAGCATTACTCGCATCAGCTGTGGGAAAGACTATAGTAAAATCACCAGAGCTTGCTGCTTTATCTGCTCCAAAATCTAATACCGCTACGGCAGGATCTCCTGTAGCTGTGTCATTAAATATTAACGCCCCTCTTACCGCTGAAATTGTTACATTACTAAACACTTCATCAGCAAAATCAACTAACGCTGTTGTGCCGCTAGCCGTAGGTGTGACAGGGTTCAAAGCTTGCCCTTTAGCAGTATAGTTAGTTCCACTAATTTCATTACTAGTGGTATATGCTGTTGTCGCGGCTGTAAACGAAGCACTATTATCATACAATGCGATGTTAAAAGTATTGCCTGTCGTAGCAGTAAAGTTGTGAACACCTTTTAAAAGTTCTGTTTTAAAAGAGGTACACAGAAAGTTTCCCGTAAAAGCCATTACATTCTCCTTATATATTCTGCAAGTTTCGGGTTCCCAGAATCTTTTATTGCATTGTATACAGTAGTTCTATCACTTTTAATAGCTTGTTTCATATATAACGCAATAATCGTTTCTATTTCTTTTCGATAAGCATGAGCTTGATCGCGTATTGCAGGGTGAGAATTGTCAGATACACCGATTATTTTATCAACACATCTTTTTGCTGTTTCCTCTGGAGTAAACCCCCTGTTGTTTGTAGTTTCAACCGTAACAGAAAAGTTATTTGACATACCTAACGATTCTGTAAACATTATGTCCTAGCCTTTCTTAGTGATCCTGATACATATTCATCCGTTACTTCTTTAGCTTCGCCTAAATTTTTAAGTCTTGCGAGGGCTTCTGCAAAACGAGAGTTATACATAGCCATGACGTCTTGTTCGCCTTTCATATAAGTATAACACTCAATTAGGGCTGCGTAAAGTAGAGCAAGTTCACCATTTTCACTAATCCAGGAAAGAGTAGAGTCTGACCCTATGCTAGATATCACTGCTGTTGCTCCACTAGAACTTCCTGTGATTGTTTCACCAACAGTAAAGTCACCACTAGGAATCCCAACAGTAAGTGTGGTAGAGCTAGGTACAGCACTAACATCACTTGTTTCTCCACTTGTGCCTCCTGTTATTGTATCACTTGTTGTAAAAGTACCCACAACCGTGGTCAAAGTCAGTGTAAACTTGCTATCTGTTAAACTTGTAGGACGATAAAAATAACTCATCTCAACAGCGTAATTACTATCGGGAGTAGGGGCTAAAATAAAATTATCTACATCAAACTGTGCATAGTATTTAGGTGTTCCTGTAGTTGACGCATTAGGGTTATATGACATCACAAACTCTAATTCTTTAAATTGCAAAAACTCATCATTACTACTGTTCGTAAGTAATAATGAATTAGAGGCTAAAAAATCTGAAGGACAAGCTAAGTATTGATTACTTGCAGTCATATTTCCTGTGGCGTTTTTTTCAAAAACATTTAAATCCACTGCTTTCAATATACGCTCTTCTGCAAGCCTAATAAACATTGGCAGGTTAGCGACAAAAGAAACTTCATCGTTTTGAGTGTAATCTTTTAGGGCTTGTTTTAAAGTTGAATAAGTAAAACTCATGTTGTAACCTCTACTTTTCCTACAGAGCTAATTCCTTGTATTGACGTATTCGTAAAAAGAGGAAATGTGTTTTGACCTACGAGTATTTCAACTGGTTCTTTTCTATCAGGGCGAGGATACCGCAAAGCTTCTGGCTCAAAAGGCACAGAACTTGGTTCTAACTGAGGATGTTTTTCTTCAAAACACTCAGGGCATACTCTTAAACCGTTCCATTCTTCTCGTAATGAGATGTAATCATATTGTTGACCACATCGGTCACATAAAGCTAAAGCATATTGTCCTGTTGCAAATTTCATCTTATCAACGTGTAATAATCTCTACTAGGCGTTAGTGTTAAACTAGCTCGGTCACGATCTTCCGCAGCAGCTCGTTCAAATTCTTCTTCATATACTGCTTTTAATAGTTGCACACGATTAGGTGCTTTTTTCAAACTGATATAGTAAGCTAATCCTGCTGCCAAACAAGGATAAAACCTAAACGGTACATCTACCGTATTTTGTGGGTTATCCGCATCATCAATTCTTACAAGTCTATCAAAAACAAGAGTATACGTTGTTGCATCGGGAGTTCCCCATAATTTCAAAACAGGTGTGATTTGTCTATCTACATAAAACTGGGAAGGTCGTGCAGTTGTTCGTTTGCTCGGAATATTTATGTAAGTATCACGACTTATTCTACTTATAGAAATATCTGATTGATTAGAAGCACCTGCATTTTGCCTTATAACAGCAGACAAAATATCTATAGTGCTTCTTACATTCGTAAAATCAACAGCAGCCGTAACCGTAGTAGTCGCACCGCTCGTGCCTCCTGTGATTGTTTCTGTAGCAACAAAAGTTCCAGAAGGTATAGTTATAGCAATAACAGTAGATGAAGTAACGCTTGTTATAGACGCAGTCGCACCACTCGTACCACCTGTGATTGTTTCACCAACAGTAAAAGAACCACTAGCTCCTACAGTCATAGTTAAAATTCCTGCAGGATAATTAGCAATATCTGTAACTAAAGGTAAAGATACCTGCTCAATAGTCCAACGATTTAATCCTCGATTTGCCCAGTCTGCAAAAAGTAAATTTAAAGAACGTCTTGCTGTTTTTAAATCATATCCTGTAGCTACAATTAAACCACAACGCTCGAACGCTTCTTCAATATACTCTGCTACATCTGGTTCAAAATCAACTGATCCTGAAACTGCCATAACTTATCCTCTAACTGTAAGGTCCTTTAATAACCTTACCGCCCATGCTCATGCCTTTAGGCTTTCTCATTCTGCCGCCATTTGCCATGCCTTTAGGCTTCATAGCCTTACCGCCATTTCTCATACCTTTAGGCTTCATAGCCTTACCGCCATTTCTCATACCTTTAGGCTTCTTTTTCATCTT